CTATCCCTGATCTTTGCCCGTTCGGGGCTCTTTGGGCTTTTTATGTTTGTTCATCTGCTTGGCTTCCCAGAACAGACCTGTCAGCACGTCCTTGATCCGTTGACGATCTTTTTCATCCAGCGGAATACCATCGAACATTAATTCGTCGTCTTCCTCCAGCATTTTTTTAAAATCCCGGCGGTCTTTGGAGGTTGCCCATTCTGGCACAGTAGAACGATAAAGTTCATGTTGATTTTGCTCCATTGAATCATCGTCTCCCCAATATCCGGCGGCCTTCATCATTTCGGTATAGGATACGCTAAGCGCATCCGCTATTTTGCGGAGAGTGGAAGGTTTGGGGATTCCGCGCAGTCCATTTTCAATGCGGGAAATTTGTGAATTGCTAATACCTGCGGCATCTGCCAATTGGTTGATGCTCCATTGTTTGTGCTCACGCTGCTGCTTTAAGTAAGTTCCGAATGCTGGCTGTTCCACAATGGGGGCTCCTTTCTGCAAGAGAATCATAGATATTGGTTTTATTATACCATTAGGTAAATAGTAAAAGCACGTAATATGCCAAAAGGCATAGGAAAATAAAGCGAATATCCTGTTTTTGGAGCTATACTGCTTTTTTTGAGGATGGATACCTATCCTAAATAATGTTATGTTATACTCAAGATACGAACAAAAGGGGAACAAATTGTAAACATAAGCGTTTTTATATTTAAAAATACATCATTGTCAAAAGGCATAAGATAAGGAGTGTTGCTTTACATGAGAAATAACTTACCCGAATTGGACCGTCGCAAAACGCAGAATGCATTGGAGGGTGTGTTTGAGAAATACCGAATTTATAAAACGATTACCTTTATGGATCGGGAGAGCTTTATTACTGCTGGCTATACGGATCGCCCGAGCGGCCCAACAAATGTGACAAGCGATCCAACGGCCCGGACAGCCGTATATAATGTAGATGCTCCTGCCGCCCGATTGGCCTACTGCGAAATGGTGGATGCCGTAGTGAGTCGCTTGAATGAACGCGAACAGCTGCTTATCCGTGAACGTTATTTAAAGGATGACGATGTGTTCGATTACAAGGTTTACAATTATGTGTTAGACCCGCCAGTCAGCAAGGATACGTATACGAAGCTTCGCACGCGTGCTTTTTACAAAATGGCGCTTGCACTGGCGGACCAAGGCGTTTTAAATTTGGCAGGCTTGCAGAAGGACGCGGATCGAAAGTTGGGTTGATGTAATAATTATCCACTTGCTCTCATTTCTATTTTAAAATGGTTTCCTAAAAGGCTTTGATTTCCTGTAATAACAGGGGTCAAGGTCTTTTTTTGTGATACGAACATGTGTTCTCAAAAAAACCTCCCAACATCATCCCTAGTCTCTGCTTTTATCGTCCATTTCCCCGGCAACGCATTCGTTATTAAGGTGTAAGATTATATCATCGGGAATCAAGACAAGAGGACATACCGAAGACACACACAGTCAAACGTTAGCCGGCCATTAGGGCCGGTTTTTTCATGCGGTGATCGTCTCTGTCGGTTCCCGGGAATTCGTTGAATAGAAAGGAGGAGTCGTGTTGCCTAAGCAAGGGATGCTGCAATGCATGAGTATGGGGCTGCGCCGGATGAGAACACGGAAGTGGAAAAAAGCCTGGCTGAATAGCCACAACATGCGAACGCAGGGTACGCAAAGGTGGCATGCCGCAGAATGAGACAAGCCTTTAAGCAAAAGCTCATTGAAATTATTCCAGCGCTGCAAGGGCGTGTATACGATGTTCAGCCACCGTCACAGACGGCAGAGGAGCCGTATGCTGTTATGGCGCTGGGCGAGGAAATCTGGAAGTCTTCCTGGGCCGGCTATCGGCAGGTTGTCCGCATCATGCTGTACGCAGGACAAGCCGGGCTGGCGCAGGCTGACGTATGGGCGAATGCCCTGATTGCCGGGCTGCACCGGGAACCCGTGGCAGGTGCAGGTGAGGACACATCGGCTTTTACCGCGCACTATTTGGGCGTGCGGGATGCAGAAAAGCTGGACACCGTTACGGGCAAGGCCTATAGAACGTTGCGTTTTGGCGTGTATGTGCCTGAGACGGAAGGTGGTTCAGCCGCTCCAGCAAACGGTGTTACACAGTCGGAAGAGTGGCTGGCCGCGCTGGTCCGCTGGACGCAGAAGCAACTGGGTGAAACGTGGTCGGTATACGCCAACGCATGGCCCGCACAGCCGGGGCGGCAAGCGGTACTATGGCGGATGAGCGGCTGCGAAACTAGGATGGCGGGAGCCTCCATGTATGAGCTGCGCAAACGGTTCATTGGGCATATTACCGCCCCGGACACCACTGAAGAAAACCGCGCAGCTTCCGCACTGATCGAGGGCTTTGCCGCTCAAATCCAGCTTCCTCTGGATCAGGACAAGGGCCGTTATATGTCTACAGCTGAAGCTTCAGCCGATTTGCAGGCAGATGCCATTTTAGATGGTCAGCTTCGGCTGATGTTAGTACAGCGGCGTATGCGTCCGGCTGAGGAAGCGGCGTTGATTCGCAGAGTGGAAATTCATCCTATTTTGAAATGAGGTGGTCCGAGTGACCTTGGAAAACCATGAGAAGACCCTGGTATATGCCGAGCAGAAAGCAAGTGGCCCCCGCTATACGCTGGAGGAGCTAAAGGAGCACGCAGAACCATTGTTTTCCGTGAAAGAAGAAGTGCTGGCAGGCGCCTTTTTTGGCACACAGGACAAGCTGTTTACGGTAGCAGAAGCACACACTAAAATCGAACAATTTATGAAAGCGAAGGTGGACTAATTATGGCAGGCGGAACATGGGAAAACACGAATAAACCGGTATTGCCGGGTTTGTATATGAATTTTCAGGCAGCAGCAGCTTCAGCGATTCAAGGTGGGTCGCGTGGTACGGTCGTTGTGCCCGTTAAGGCGAATTGGGGCCCTGTACGTGAGTTTGTAGAGATCGGCAGTGAAACGGCAATCAGCCAAATCTTTTCGGGTGACAGTCTGGACGGTGCGACCGCGTATTCGACGCTGTATCTGGCTTTGCTGGGCGGTCCGAAAAAGCTCTTAGCCTACCGTTTGGCAGATGATACAGCTGCTGAAGCATCTGTGACGCTGAAAAGCGGCGGTGCGACCCCGGCGGATGTGCTGCGCCTGAAGGCTTTGTACACAGGTAGCCGCGGTAATGGTTTTGCTGTAACTGTACAGCCAACTTTGGGTGATGAGCAAGCTCGTGAGGTGCGCCTCTATGAAGGAACCAAGCTGCTCGGCACGTACAAAGGTAGTGACGGTACGGCTGCCTCTATCGCCAAGGCGATGAACGAGAACAGCGAAAATGTATGGGTGAAGGCCGAAGTTGTCGGCGACGGCGGCATTCCGGTGGATGTCAGCGGCGTACATCTTACTGGCGGCAACAGTGGCAATAGCAAGCTGGTTAATGCCGATTACATCGCGATGCAGGAGGCACTTGAAGGACAGGAATTTAATGTCTTGGCTCTGGATTATGCAGCTGATCTGGCATTGCTGCAAAGCTTCGCTGCCTGGATCAAGCGTGTCCGGGGCGAAGGTAAAGGCGTAATCGCTGTATTCGGCGGTTCTGCGGCAGATGATGTGTCCAAAACAGCCGTCAGCTTGGCCTCTGCACGCTCCCTGGCGTTGAATCATGAAGGTATCGTGAACGTGGGTACGGGCGTACGTCTGGCAGGTACGGACTACAGTTCCGCCCAAACGGCTGCTTATGTAGCTGGACTGATTGCAGGCCAACGTCTGAATCAATCGGCAACATATGCGGTTACGCCTTTTGAGGACGTGACCCGCCGCTGGACACGCTCTGAGCAGGAGCAGGCTGTTCGTAATGGTGTCTTCCTGCTGTTCTTCGACGGCCGTCAGGTCAAAGCGCTGCGTGGGATCAACAGCTTGGTGAACCCGTCTGCCGGGCAAAACAACGCATGGAAGAAAATCCGTTCCATCCGCGTTATGGACGCTATTAACGCTGACTTGCAGCGTGCAGCTGAAGAGACTTACATTGGCAAAATTAACAATACGGTGGAAGGCCGTCTGGCACTTATCGGTGCAATCAAAGAATACCTGGCACAGCTGTCGCTGAGCAACGTCATCGAAGCAGATGGCTACGATGTCATTCTCGACCCGGCTTACTACGGCGATGCGCCAGTCATCAAACCGGAGCCGGATCAAGTGTTCCTGCAATGGAACGTGAAGCTCACCGACGTGATGGAGCAGCTGTTCGGCACATTTTACGTGCAATAAATAAGCAATTTTACGTGTACAAGCAATTCGTAAGCAATCAGCAGAAATGGTGTAGCTTGTTAACAACGAGGATTTTATGAAATCCCGAACTATATTATGGATTATTTTGAGGAGGAAAAAGAATGTTGGATGCTTCAAGAGTCATTTTAGGTACGTTTGGTCAGGCATATATTGATGGGGTATGGCAGACACATATTAACAAGCTGGAAGCTAGCGTGGAAATTGATAAAAGAGAATTGAATTTGGTTGGTAACACCTGGAAAGTCCATAAAAATGGAGCTAAAAAAGGTACTGGAACGATGAGTGGTTACAAAGTAACTTCTGATATGATCCGTCGCGGTTTTGAAAAATTCGATATTATTTCCAAGCTAGACGATCCCGAATCTTTTGGACATGAACGTGTTCGTTTGATTCGCTGCATGCCAGATAAGATTCAGTTGGCTAACTGGACTGCGGGAGAAGAAGTGCCAGAAGAAACTACTTTCACCTTTGAAGGCTATGAGCTTCTTGATCCGATTGTAGCAAACTAAATTGAAAAACGGGGGGATGGGATGCTTCAGGCATTCCATCCCCCAAATACAAATGAACAATAAATGAACAATAAGGGAGAATGACTTATGAGCTTGAATGAGAATATGACAGAAGAACAAATTTTGGACAGCCTGTTTGAAGCTGCTGAAAAACTACCGGAGGAAACGGTCCGCATCAAGCGCCTTGATATGAAAATTGTACTGCACGGTTTGACCTCCAGCAAGGTGGACAGCATTCGTGAACGCTGCACGATTCGCCGAACCGTGAAGGGGGCTGTAGATGAAAAAGTAGATACTGAAACGTTCAACGCCTTGTTGATTTCGGAAGCTACTGGCAAGCTGGAAGTGAAAGGCTTGTCCCTTAACGGTTGGGGCGATCCCCGGATTACAAGCCGCTTGAAGCTGTCCGGTGGCGAACAGTCTGTCCGCCGTATGCTGCTGGCGGGTGAACTGGATGCAGTGGGAGATAAAGTGCTGGAACTGTCCGGTTTTGGCGTTGAGATTGCTGATCTAAAAAACTAATCAGCTCCGGGGGAATGACGACGATGCTGTACCACTTGTGGGTCCGGCACCACCTCCGTCCCGGAGACTTTTGGCGGCTTCCCCGCGGTGAGCGCATGCTGCTGCTGGCGTTTGCTGAAGAAGAACTAGATGCTCTAGCAGATAATATGTAGTAGTTAAAGGAGGTGTAGGTGTGGATGATATCTTGGATATAAGAAGTTTAAGTAGAGTTAATAAAGAATTAAAAGCTATGGATCGATACTTTGAGAGTATCCAGAAGCGGGCAAGAAATTTTGGGCTTAGTAGTTTCCAAAGACAAAAGATAGTTATTGACCAAACTACGGAGTCAGTTAAGCGACTTTCTAATGTGTTGAGTGATTTAACTTCACGTTTATATAAAATAAATCGCCTGACCCGAAATTTATCTGGAATTAAGATTGCTGTTAAATGTTCCTGTTCCAAGGACTGCTCAAAATGTAAGATGACAACTTGCACTAAGAATGGCGGTTCCTATTGGTTTAATCATTCCTTGATCGAACAGCAAAACAAAATTAGTACCCAACAAAAAATTCAGAAAAATGGAAAAAATAATAATGTTGCAATCCCTAACATATCTTTAGGGTCTAAAGTATCCAGCAATCTTGGTAAGTCTCAAATTTCTCAAAGTGCAGGGAGTAAAAATAATGAAAAACAGAAGATTGTTATAAAAAAACCTGTTATGGATCTTATGTACTTCTTTAAGTTTTTTAATAAGCCGAAAGACTTTGTAGAAGCACTAAATAAAGCTACTAAAGCCTACAGGGCCATTACTCTATCACAATTAGCTACAATGCCTACATGGTTAAAGAATACTAAAACTTGGATCGACGATGTAGCAAATCAAATTAAAACATCTACTGTATACACACGAACAGCTTCTATATTTTCCCGTACTCCTTCTTGGCTAAAAACAGGATTAAAAGGTGCAGCGAAGTATGGAGGAAAAGCTATTGGGTTTGCTGATTTTGGCTTTGATATAAGTGAAATTCTTAATGCTAAGGGAGAAGAAAAATATAAACTGATCGGGAAATTAGTTGCAGGAAAAACCGGAAATATTTTAGGGAAATCCTTTGGTATGCAACTCGGTTCAAAAGTTCCCTATGCCGGAGTTGTGTTAGCTCCTGTCCTTGGTTATATATTTGGAGAAATAGGTGAAAAATTGTTTGAGCCGTTAGGGGAGAAAGGAATGGAGAAAGTTTGGTATGCCAAAACGCATCTTAAAGGCTGGACAAAATCTTTAAAGGCAGGTATCGATCAGACTACACAAGACTTCAAACAAGGTATGATTGGTTTTAATAATGAAGTAGCTATAAAAGTGAATAACATAAAGACTGCTACTCCTACAACAATTGATCATTGGAGCAAACAACTCGAAAGCTTCATCGGTAATCAGACGGGGAATCTGATGGGGGGAGTTGACAACTTGACCGAGAAAATATCAAGAAAGGTACCTGCTTCTAATAAAATACTGAATAACGTGAGAGAACCTCTTAAAAATAAGATTAATGGTGCAGGAGATTATTTGAAAAATAATATTCCGGGTCTCAGTGAAGGAATTAAGAGGAAAGTTTATGACATAAGTGAGGGGACTAAAAAATTCTCTAATAAATTCAATAACTTTGTTCAGAAAAACGCTGATCCTTTTAAGGGCACAATTAAAAAGGCAACAACAAAAACAAGCGATTTCCTTCAAATGATCTTGGATTCTCCAGAAAAATTGAACTGGGAACTTTTTCAGAGTGCAGAGAAAACTGCTGCTAAAAAAAGTACACCGAATAAATATTCTCGGAATTTAGTTGCAAGTTCTAGAACATATCGTGCAAATGATAGACACAGAACGGTAGCAGTTCATTCAGTAAAGAACACAAATAGAAATAAATCAAACATGCAAGTGAATATGCCGACAGGTGCAATTCAGGTGGCTGTTGGTGAACGTGTTAATTTTGATGCTTTGGCTTCAGAAGTAGGCAAACGCTTTGTAGCAGGATTCCGTCAAGCTATGGATAACAACAAGACAGCGAGGACGTTAGCGTGAATAGGAGGTGAATAGTATGGAATTTAGTTTGACGGATGGTAAAGGGAAAAAATTTCAGTTTCCAGTAAATCCTGAGGAAGTGACGATCTCACGGCAAAAAGGATTTGATACAACGACGATTTTATCCTATGGAGAGTTTGACTTCCCGCAAGGGGAGAAGGTGAAGGAAATCTCTTTCTCTTCTTTTTTTCCGAAAGAGTACAATCCAGCGTATTGCACATATGAAGATATCCCTGATCCGCAGGAGGCCATGAACACGTTAAATGGCTTTTTGTTATCCAAGAACCCGCTACGTTTTATTATTACGGAGACAGCCGTGAATGTGCCAGTAATTGTGGCATCTCATAATTCCACCTTTCGCGGCGGCGAGTATGGGGATGTGAATTTTGATCTGTCACTGCGGACCTGGAGGGAAATGAAGATATCCAAAAAAGCTGGCAGCGGGTCAAAGTCCGCGACAGTTAACAAAAAGCCCCGCACAGATATGAAAGAAAAGAAAAAAACATATACGGTTAAGTCCGGGGATTCCTTGTCCAAAATTGCCAAGCTCGAGTTGGGGGATAGCTCGCAATGGAGTCGTATTTATCAGCTTAATAAAAAGGTTATTGGACAAAATCCGAATGCAATTAAACCGGGGCAAAAGCTGGTGTTGTCATGAGCTATAAAGTCATTTTACAGGATAAATATGATTTGTCGCCGCTTTTGGAAAACATTAATTTGAGAGATTCGCTGGAGCAAATCGCCTATCAGGGCACGGTCAATCTGGTCGTTACTCCGGATATGCCCGCCATTTCCCCTGGGATGTCCATTCGGGTTAGCGGGATTCCTTATGGTAAAAAAGATTATGTTCCCTTGTTGTCCCCTGCCGTGATTTGGGAAGTAGAAACCTCTAACAACGGGCTTAAACGCATGACGCTGACGTTGTATGACCGTACAGTGTATTTGGACAAGTCAGAGGATGAATATTTACTCCCTGCCAAGCAGACGGCTACTCAGCGTTTTCAGAAGTATGCTAGGGACTGGAAGTTGAAAATCGCTTCATTGCCAGATACGAAAAAAACGCTGGGACGCGCCGTATACCGCACACAGTCCATCTATTCTATGATGCTGGGAGATCTGCGCGAAACGGCAAAGGCGGGGGGAAAGCTGTATCATCCGCGGATGATTTCTTCCGGGTTGGAGCTGTACGAGCTAGGAACGAACAAAGACGTGTATGTTTTGGAGAGAGTGACTGATACGACACAGTCCCGCACGCTGGAAGGTGCAGCTACGAGGGTGAAAGTGCTGGCTACGGCGGCTAGCGAAACGGGTAACGAGGTTCCTTCCAAGGTGATGGCGCTTGAGGAAAAGGACATTGCCAAATATGGGACACTTCAGGTGATTGTGCAGGATGACGAGGTCAAGTCCGGTGCAGCAGCCCGTGAGTTGGCTAAAAGTAAGCTGAGAGGCATACAGCAAACGATATCGGTAAATGCACCGGATATGAACACGATTCGAGCAGGAGACGCGGTAATGTTAGGCTCCATAAAGTTGTTGGTCATTTCAGTGAGCAGGGAATTAGGCAACCCCGGCAGTATGTCGCTGGAGCTCGGAACGTATGACGATGTAAAAAGGAGGTTTTACCTTGAATAAGGACCCCTATGGGCATTTGGCTACTGCGCTGCAATCTTCATTTCATAAGCACACCAAGCAAGCGCTGAGTGGAGTAGGCGCGGTACTAGGCACGATCACCTCCACGGGACTCAAGTTGGACGATTTTAAACATGAGCTTCAGGATTATCTGGTCGCGGAGCTGCCGGGACTGCTATCTGTACCACGCCATATGTACAAAGGTACCTCAACCGCAGTGGAATCAGAAAATTGGGAAGGCAAAGAGCTGAAAACTTCCTTTTATATCGGGGAAGACGAGCTGGAGGATGTGAATCTCAGTTTGAACGAAGGACTCAAGCCTGGAGATCGTGTACTGGCGGTTCGGGTGAATAGCGGCAATGATGTGGTGGTCGTGTGCAAGGTGGTGAGTGGACGTGGCTAATTTATTTCCCGAAACAGATGATATGATCTGGACAGACAGGGATATGACCGACCCGGATATACTGGAGGATAACCGTGCAGTATTTGGGCGAAGCTGGAGGTTTGATTTTGAAGCCGGCGAGTTTGTTATGAGTCCTAGTCGTAAAATCGTGACTACAGGCGAGAAAGAAGCCTGGGTACAGTGGTGTGAAAAAGCGATTCGCACTCCTCGCTACCGGCATGTGATCTATTCACCTGACTATGGCAGTGAACTGGAGGAGCTCATTGGCAGCAGCTATGGGCACGGTGTGCAGGAAAGTGAAATTAAACGCATGGTCACAGAGGCGCTACTAGCAGATGCACGTACGGCTAGTGTGGATCAGTTCACGTTTCGCTGGGAAGGCGAGGCGTGCCATTTTAGCTGCCAGATCACGAACGTGCGGGATGAAACGGAAATTGTGGAAAGTGTGGTGATCTAATGGCAGACTTGCCGGAATATTTGGTAGACCAGACGGAAGAGGGAATTTTAAATCGAATGCTGGAAAAAGTGCCTTCGGATATTGATAAGTCCGAGGGCTCTTTTATTTGGGATGCGCAGGCACCGGTGGCATTCATGCTCTCGGAAGCGGCGATCTGGGCGCAGGAGCTGCTGCGTCGGGGCTTTGCCAGCACAGCAGCCAGCGACAACCCGGATTTTCGTTCGCCGGAGCTGGATTTGCGGACAGCAGAGCATGGGGTGACACGGCGAGAAGCGGTTGCGGCCTCAGGTATGGTTACGTTCACGGGCACAGCGGGAACGACTGTCCCGGCGGGAACCTTGGTGGCGACCCCGGCAGATGATGTATCCGGGGAAGCTTCTATTGAGTATGCGACCACGGCTTCGGTCACGCTGGATGAACAAGGTGCCGGGGAAGCGGCTATTCGGGCGGTCAACCCCGGGCGCAGCGGTAATGTACCTGCGGGCGTCATCCAGGTGATGGCCACTCCAATTAGCGGGGTTGCCTCTGTGATCAATACGGAGCAAACCAAAAGCGGTACAGACGTTGAGAGCGACCAGCTGTTGCTGGAGCGTTTTTATGCCAAGGTGCGGAACCAGGGCACCAGTGGCAACAAGGCGCAGTATACTCAGTGGGCGAATGAGATTGCTGGAGTGGGTGGAGTGGAAGTAGTTCCGCTCTGGAAAGGACCGGGAACAGTGGGTTTATATGTGCTGGATACGGATAAACGCGCAGCCAGCCCAGATATCGTCGCTGCGGTGCAGAAGTACATTGATCCGACGCAGGATGGACAAGGAGAAGGACTGGCGCCAGCGGGTCCTGTAGTGACGATCATGCCAGCGGCAGAAGTGGAGATTAACATCTCAGTCAAGGTACAGCGTACCAAAGAGAAGCCGTCTACACTGGATGAAATCAAAAAGCTGATCGAAAGCGGTGTGCGGACGTATTTGAAGCAGCTTGCTTTTTACAAGGAAGACCCGTTGGTACGGTACACCCGGATTTCTGCTGTGCTGCTGGACATTCCGATTATTATTGATTTCTCTGAACTGAAAATCAATGGACAGAGCAATCAGAATATTGAGATTGGATCAGGTCAGGTGGCAGTGCTGGGGACGGTGAGCGTCAGTGAGTAACAATGGAACGAACAGTTTTGAAGATTTATTGAATAACTCAGACCAGGGAAAACGTGCAAACCGTAGTGACACTTTTGTTAATCGGGTAACGATAGCGGGAGATACAGTGGTCCAAATGAGCAGCGAGCGAGGACGCGAGCTGCTTTCCTATTTGCCCGCCTATTATGAAACCTCACGTGTGATGCGTTCTGATATGGATGCTAAAGGAAGCGAATTGGACGCTTTGTATCTTGCAATGGATGCAACGGTAGGACAGTTTTTCGTACGTACCGCCACATGGGGATTGGAACGCTGGGAAATGGAGTTGGGGATCGAAACCGACCTGGCGAAGCCATTGGACCAACGGCGTGCGGTAGTGGAATCGAAGCTGCGAGGGGCAGGAACTTTTTCCGGCCGGCTTGTCAAAAATGTAGCAGAGGCGTATGACGGAGGCACGGTAGATGTCACTTTTCACCCCGCCGAATGGGGTTTCACGGTCAAATTTATGGATACCATTGGGATTCCGCCTAACGTGGAGGATCTTAAAGCAGCCATTGAGGAGATCAAGCCCGCTCACATGGCGGTGGAGTACAAATTACGCTACCTGACCATTGCTGAAGTTGAGTCTATGACCATCTATGAAAATGAACATACGACACAGGATAGATATTTAGGAGGTGGCGCGTAACATGGCAAGCGAAAAAACACCGAATCTTGGTTTAAATCAAATTGACCGCACATCGCCCAAAACAACGTATTTTGATCTGGAGAAGTATTTGGATGAAAACTGGCGCTCTGTAGATGAATTTGCGGGTGACGTGAATGACGGTGTAAATGAGATCGAGAAGCGTCTGGATACGACGGAGCGTAAGGCGGTAACTCTCGAACCCGGGGTGCAGATGGTTCATGCGGAAAAGGCATCGCCATTTTCGCTGACAGGGCTGAGCGGGCGCACATTGGTGAATTTGTTGGGACGAATGGGGAACTGCGAGACAGTAAGCGAATGGTCCTCGAATGTAGCTATTGCAATAGACTCTAACAATAAAACCAACGGCAGCAGTTCATTTAAAATCACACTAGGCAGTGTGCCAGCAACCGCGTCTGCAAGTTTTTTGACCACACCTGGACGAAAATATATCGCAATAGCAGACGTAAAAAGTGGTAATACCAGCAAGGTGGCTATATCTATAAATGGTATTGCTGGTGCTGTGGGTAACGAGGTAACTTCTGGCTCTGTTTTTGCGCCGTCTGTTGTACGGTTTACGGCGAAGGAGTATTTTCATATTGTTACGGTTACAGGCACGGGTGTGGCTAGTAATACGTTTAATATGGATAGTGTGCGCGTTTATGAGATTAGTGAGGCAGACTATGCAGCGGCAGCTAGCTACACGCCAGCACAGGCCGCAGCTAAGTATCCATATGTTGATAGTGTAATGCCTGTACGTAATCCTTATGCGATTCGGTCCGGGGAAAACCTGTTACCTAACTTTTATGAGTGGACGGTCATCAATTCAGGGATAGTCAATCTGCAAGCTCCTTACAAAGCGAGTGCTTCAACAAGTAGCTATCCTGGTCCATTTCCTTTATCGCCCTTAAAAGTGGTTGTTCCTGTATTGCCGAATACAACATACACAATCTCAAGTGCGGGTGACGGAATACAGTACATTGAACGTCGGGATGAAAACGATTCTGACCCAAGTGGGGAAGTTATGCCAGGTGTAATTGCCGTAGGTTCTAAAACATTCACCACATCGTCACAAACGCGATTCTTATCTGTGCGGCTTAGATACGCTGCTGCGGGTTCATTCACCCATGAAAATCCTATGCTTAACATCGGCAGTACAGCCAAACCATTCAAGCCACGCGAGGATTCCATGCTGGCGCTGCAAACAGACCTATACGCCGATCCAGTAACGGGAGTCAAAGCGGATATAGTTTTCGAACGTGACGGTCAATACTTCAAGTCTAAGAAATGGCAAGGCATGACGCTGGACGGGTCGTTACCTTGGGTTTACTTTGGGTCAGGTGTGGGATATAAGGGTGTTCGTGTTCCTGTTAATAACGGTTTTGTTGACAGTGAGAGGATAACAAAGTTTGACGGTAAGTTGGTCCAGCATGTTTTCCCTTTAACTGGGCCGGATCAATCCCACCTTAGTCCAGAGTCAGGAGTTGTGGGTCTGACTATCTCGGTTGCAGACAGCGGGTGGGCAGACGGATATGAGCCGTCGCAAGATGATGTCAAAGCGTACTTTTTTGGTTACAAAGCCTATGACGCTAACACCATCACTCCTGCAAACGCTCAAGCCATGACTACGGCTACATGGACAGGTACAGGTACTAAGTATTGGGTGCAACGCGTGGGCGTAGCTAATTTCACGCAATCGGTACCCACAACGTCATATACAGGGTACACGCCGTATCAACTTGTATACCAACTTGCAGCGCCTACGGTGGAGCCTATTGTATCCGAGGGGCAACTATCATTTGTCGAGGGCGATAATCAGGTTGAAGTAGGTACGGGGATTGTGCTGCGTGAAGCAGTTGGGCCTAAATTACACACAAACGGGTTCTATTACATTAATGCGAATGCCGTTCCAGGTAGTAATACAGTTAATACACCTAGCCGCATTATCAATATTTTGGCGAATAACAGAAATGATACAAGCAGTTGGGCCAACTACACAAACTCCGGTAGCAACGGGATAACATCCGAGCTAAATCCGAACAAATTTAATGCCGCTGCTTCTTACAGTATCACTTACGTAATGCTTGCACCATCGCCGTTCGTACCATTCATGGGATCGTTTGCCGCAAATGAAAAGACGCTGCTTGCAGACTTGGTGGACAGTGTGCAGCAAAACACAGCGCGTGTGTCGGTACTGGAAAACAAGAAGGCTGACAAAGACAGTCCTGCATGGATATCACCGACGTTGCTTAATGGGTGGGCTACGAGTAGACCCGTAGGAATAATGAAGGACAGTAACGGGTTCGTCCATATCAGGGGGCTAATCGCGAATGGTTTGACAAACGGAGGGTTAGCACTGTTTACTCTGCCGCAAGGTTACAGACCTATCAGTATACAAGGCCCTGTTTCTTATGGCTATGGACCTAGCGGGCCTGTTTTTGTACCGTTTGATATTTTTCCAGATGGAAGAGTTTGTTTTGGTGGTGGAGGGGCAAAAGATAGCACTACGGTGAGCGTTCTTTTCCCGCCATTCATAGCAGAGCAATAAGGAGGTCATACCATGAAATTAGTACCTAAAGTAAATACAGACGGACTCTATCTGGAGGATGAAGTAGTGGACGATGCCTTTTCGGGTGTCGTCCCTTTTTATACTCCATTTTCACATACGCTACCTGATACAAACCAGCAGCTAGACACCCATCGGCTTGCTGACAGTAGCTCTAGTACCACAGATGTAACAAGTTCAGAAAGCATCCCTGCTGGTTATACAGTAGGGATTTCAGTACCACCTGGTCTATACCATCCTCGTTTTGACATCCAAGGTTGGCTGACCTATGAAGCAGTATACGCAGAAAAACTGTCAGAAGCACAAAACGCATACGAGCAACTTAGCAAGGAATCTCAAGTTTCATTTCAGAAGCTGCATGATGAATGGCAAAACAAGCTGGAAAACGAACGCGGGGATGAACCTGTATATTTTGCTCAGACATTTACGGCTCCAGAACGACGAGACCCAACGACTTTCTGGAGTGAAGGATTAAGTGCCGAAGCGATTAAGGAACTGACACAAAAGACAGAGCAACAGCCAAGTGAGACAGACCAATTGAAGCAGCGTATTGCAGATCTCGAAGTGACGCTGACCCAGCTCATGCTTGGTAACGCAGGAAAATAAGGTGTACTGACTATTAAATATATAGCAGCAATTTTTATATAAAAGAGGTGAAACTATAAACATGGCCGCCTTATCAGAGGCTCAAATGCGTATTTGTGCTCATGCTTGCATCACTCGCTATGAGCGGGGTGAGGGCGATATAGCAACGATCATGGGAAGCTACGCTTTAAATGAAGAACAGCGTGAACAAGTAATGAAGATTATTTTATCCAAGCGTTCTGATCTAATAGCGGGCAACGTAGAAGGATCGTCATCAACCGATGCTTCAAATGAACAGGAAGAAACGGTTAAATGGTATACCTCTATTTTCCGTAAGAAAACAGTATAG